CAGGATTTGATTCTGCACACAAAAAAGCAGGTGAGATATCTGAGTCACAAAGATTTATTACAGTAGATGCAGACACACAGATTGATGAGGAGTTTTTGTCAATGCTTGTAGACTTTAATAGTTTAGGCATAGATGACACATACACATTAAGTTGGTGTGGTAAAATTGATCTTAATGGATTACAATATGGCAATGGTAGTTTAAAATGCTGGACAAAAGAATTTGTTAAAGAAATGAAAACTCATGAAAACCACGATGGCAAAAACAAAAATGTGATTGAGTTTTGTCATAATCCTAAATATTTCCAATTTAATGAAAATTTTTCAACAAGTTTTATAAATGGTTCGGCTTATCAGGCATGGAGAGCAGGTTTTAGAGAAGGTGTCAAAATGTCTTTAGATAAAAATAACAAACTACAAGATTTAAAAGATGGCTGGTGGCAAAATTATCAAAGACTGCTTGTTTGGATGTCAATTGGTGCAGATGTAGAATACGGCATTCACGCAATACATGGAGCAAGATTAGGATGTTATCTAACAAGTTGTACAGATTGGGACTTTACAAAAGCAAACAATTATAGATTCTTTCAACAGTATTGGAAATTTGAAATGCATGACAACAACAGGACTCCTGACTTTTATAAAGAAAGTGTAGAATTAGGACAAAAAATATTGCAACAGCATGACATAGAATTAAGTGCCGAGCCTTTTAATTCAGCACAAAGCAAAACTTTTAAAGAAGTGTATTTGAATACGCCAAGAATATGGAAAAGGAGATTCAGAAATGTTTGATATATTTTTTATATCATATCAAGAACCTAATGCAGATGTGAATTTTGCAATACTTCAAGATAGATTTCCTATTGCTCAACGGGTGCATGGTGTTAAGGGAATACATCAAGCACACAAAGAAGCCGCCAAAAAAGCATTAACAAAAATGTTTTATGTTGTGGATGGTGACGCTTTAGTAGAAGATAATTTTAATTTTGATTATGAAGTACCGCAAAAAGATATGAATGCTGTCCATGTTTGGAGAAGTAAAAATCCTGTAAATGAATTAGTATATGGTTATGGCGGAGTAAAATTATTGCCAACAAAACTTACATTAGACATGGATTGTGCTTCAACAGATATGACAACTAGTATTAGTAAGAGATTCAGACCTATGGAGCAGATATCAAACACATCTCGTTTTAACAGCACACCATTTAACACTTGGAAAAGTGCATTTAGAGAGTGTGTAAAACTATCAAGTAAAGTAATAGATAGGCAAGATAATAAAGAAACTGAAGCAAGATTAGATGTGTGGTGCAACAATTCGAATGACAATATTGCTATTGCAGGTGCAAAAGCAGGAAGACAATATGGTGAAGCAAACAAAAATAACAAAGAAGCATTAGCGAAAATTAATGACTTCGATTGGTTAAAGGAACAATACAATGACAATCCCATTTAATAAGATTGTAAAATTTGGACAAAGCACCATGCTTGAAAAAGATTTATTCAACGTAAGTTGGATATTAAGTAGATTTTGCAATTATAATTGTTCGTACTGTTGGCCCTATGCACACAGTAAAAAAATTGATCATAGACCATTAGATGAATACAAAAATACTATGGATGAAATAAAAAGACAAGCACGAGCAAATGGATTTAACAGTTTTCATTTCAGTTTTTCAGGCGGAGAGCCTACAGCATACAAAAGATTTTTGTCTTTAATAGATCATTATTCCAATGATACTGAAACAAATTATCAAAGTTTACATATGACAACAAATTGTTCACCAGGCATAAAGTGGTGGAACGTATGGTTGAAAGCAACAGCAAAATTAATACGTAGAAGTATTACAGCAAGTTATCATCATGAATTTGCACCAGAAGATGCATTTGGTGACAAATTATTAATGTTACAAGATGCAGGTGTGTATTCAACAATTAATCAAGTAATGGTTCCGGAGTTGTTTGATGAGTTGTATGAAAGATGTGAACGTTTTCATAAACGTGGTTTAAATGTAACTCTTAAACCTCAAAGTGATGAAACTGCAAGTGAAATTGTTGCAGGCTACACAGAAGCACAAACAAAATTAATGCAAGAAGGTTTTCCAATGAAAACTAAAGAAGGCGAACAAATTAATCAAATTAAATTATTTGACAACATGAAACAAGAATACAATATGGATCAAGCAGAACGATTCAATGCTTTTGGCTTTAACAAGTTTAATGGTTGGAACTGTAATGCAGGGTATCAAAGTTGTATTGTAAGAGAACCAGGCGGCGAAGTAAAAAGAGCATACAGTTGTCATGATGAACCATTAGGTAATATTACAGATGGATTCAATTTATTTAAAAATCCTATGCCATGTATTACTCCTAGTTGTGTTAGCAGTGCAGACAGCAAAATACCTAAAAAGAAAGAATGTCCTTGTGGACGTTCACCAACTGGTAGATGTTGTGGCTGGCATAATTTGTCAGAATCAGACTACAAAATTAAAATAAAGGAATATTACGCCAATGTATAATTTAAAAGATATAAAAGATGTGCATTTTGAAATAACCAGCAAGTGCCAAGCGAAATGTCCTATGTGTCCAAGACGTATTGCAGGTGGCCCTTTAAATCCTTTTATTAAATTGGATGAAGTATCTTTAGAAACATTTAAAGAATGGTTTCCTGAATCTTTTATAAAACAATTGAACAGTATGTTTATGTGTGGAAATCTTGGCGATCCTATTATAAGCAAAGATACATTAGAGATATATCAATACTTGCGTGAAGTAAATCCAGATATCAGTCTTGCCATGCACACAAATGGCAGTGCAAGGGATCCTAAATGGTGGGAACAGATTGCAAAAGCAAGAGTAAAAGTAACTTTTGGACTAGATGGATTGCAAGACACAAATCATCTTTATAGAATATCTACAAATTTTGACAAGATTATAAAAAATGCAAAAGCATTTATAGATGCAGGAGGATTTGCAAAGTGGCATATGTTGGTGTTTGAACATAATGAACACCAAGTGGAAGAAGCAAGACAAATGGCGCAACATTTAGGATTTAAAACATTCACTACTAAACACACTTCACGATTCAAAGGAGATTATTTACAAGTGATTGATGAACAAGGAAAACCTTTGCACAAATTAAGACCAACAGAAAAAAGTTCAAGTATGATACCTTTAGTTGAACAATCACAAAAAGAAACTAAACCAACTATTGTGTGTAAAGCAGTCAAGTACAAACAGATATATGTGAGTGCTTGTGGCAATGTATCGCCGTGTTGTTGGTTAGATATGGAATGGATACCACCAATGCAAGAATCAAGAATTGATTACATGAAGAGAATTGGGGAGTTTCCGAATTTAAATACAAGTAGTTTAGAACAAATATTTGAAAAAGGATTTTTTAACAAAATTGAACAAACATGGAAAGAAGCGCCATTGCAAGAATGTTCTAAACAGTGTGGAGCATTTGATAAGTTAGGAGAGCAATTTGAAAATTGAGATTAAAGACGTTTTGTTTTGGATGGATTGCATCAGAAATTCTGATGATAGATATCGTACTCTTGAAAGTTTCTGGAAAGGTCAAATCAACAGCAAAGTTTGGTTGATTGAACATTTAGAAAAGTATTATCAAAATAGACCATACAATATATTATTATGTGGTGGCTGGAATGGAGTACTCGCAACACTATTGTTTAATAGTATGCTGGATATCACTAGGATAGTGAGCATGGATATTGATAATAAATGTGAAGATATTGCATACAACATGAACAAAGATTATGAAATACAAGGTAGATTTAAAGCAATTACTTCGGATATGTTGGCTTACAACGATTATGATAAACACAATTTGATTATTAATACTGTGTGTGAACACATGACACCAGAACAATACAACGAATGGTTAGATAAATTGCCATCTAAGAAAAGGATTGTGATTCAAAGCAACGATTATTTTAGTCATAAAGAACACGTGAACTGTAAACAAACATTAGAAGAGTTCCAGAAAGATTGTAGAATAAATGTAGATATCGCGGCTACTATGCCAACAGAAAAATATAACAGATTTATGATAATAGGAAATACAAAATGAAAGCACCAGTAAATTTTTCAGATAAGGTTGCTTACAAAATTACAATGTTCTTGCGTTGGATTGCTGATACTTTTTTTAAAAAAAGATATGGACACAGGGCAGTAGTTTTAGAAACTGTTGCAGGTGTGCCAGGAATGGTTGCAGGTATGTGGAATCA